ATAACCGTGTAGATGCTCACGTGGTGGGCTGGATGCCGCTGCCGCCGAAGGAGGTAAAACAATGAGCACTGGATTGTTGAATAGCCTGATGAATGCCCAGAGCCAGACGGTCACCCCGGCGGGGCAGCAGATGCAGGTGGTGATGATTCCGAGCCGGAATATCATTCCGAACCCGGACAATGACGAAATCTACACCATCGGCAACATGGATGGTCTGAAGGACGACATCCGGCAGCACGGCCTCCGGCAGCCGCTGGAGGTCATCCCGGTAGAGGGCGAGCCGGATCGCTATATGCTGATCAGCGGGCATCGGCGCTGGGCGGCGTGCGGGATTTTGTCGGCGTGTGGCGATTCGCGGTTTGACGCTCTCCCCTGCTTGATCCGGGAAAGCCGGGGCGAACTGGATGACCGCATAGCGCTCATCACGGCGAACGCTACTGCCCGCGACCTGACCGACGGTGAGCGTCTGGCGCAGTATGAGGCACTGAAGGATGCACTGACCAAGAAAAAAGCAGCCGGACAGCTGGAAGGCAAGGTGCGGGACGAGGTTTGCCGCATTCTGGGCTTGTCCACCGGTGCTGCTGCTCGGCTGAACGTGATTGCCTCCTGCGAGAATGAGCTCATCAAAGAGCGCTTGAAGGCCGGAGAGATCGGCTTGATGGAAGCGTACCGCAGCGCACAGGATTATGCGCGTTTTATGGGTGCTGCACCGGAAGAACCGGAGCAGAAAGAAGAACCTGCGGAAACGGTACCGGTAAACCCGGATTATGCTGAGCAGAAATCGACATTGGAAGCCGTTGCAATGGTGGAAAAGGCTCATGAGGAGCAAAGGAAAGTCCAGACTGATGCGCCGCAACCTGTTGTAAGCAAAAGCACTCCGCTCCCATCCGTGTATAACGGACAAAGATGCGATTATTCTGCATCGCACCAGTGCGAAAATGAAGCCGGTCTGAAGCACTTTATCAAGCATGGTGAAATCCACGGTTGTGCATGGTGCTGCCACGAATGCAAGAACAAAGATACCTGCGAATACAGTTGCGCGTATGCTTTCAAGGGCAAAGAAACGCAGGAGCAGCCGAGGGAGCAAGCCCGTGGACGGGACACGCTGCACAAGCTGGCAGAAAAAACGCTGGAGGCAAATGCAGCGTGGGAACTGGAATGGGAAGATGTGCGTTTTCGGCTTGCGTACTACAAGCAGCCTCTGCCCGGCGGGGCAACGCTGTGGAAGCGGATAGACACCACCAGAGAGGACGCCGGTCAGACCTGTGACGACTACGCCATCATCCTGCAGGACAACAGCTTCTTCACCTGCGGCTGGATAGGTTTCTACTCCGGCATCACGGATATTCTGACAGATTACTTTGAGCTGAAATAAATTTTGGGAGGTTGCCGGATGAAGCCACACGAATTTCGTCGTCTGTATGCGATACCCTATGACATTGCCAAACGTCGGCAGCGCATTGAGCGGCTGGAGATCCTGCAGGCAGATGGTCCGCAGGCTGCCTCGGATGTGGTAAAAGCTTCTCACGGCGAGGGCAACAGCTGCGTTCTCGGTCATGTAACAGTGACCGGGACCGCAGATTCCTCCTACAACCAGCGTGCCGCGGAGATCCGGCGACTGAAAGACATTAACCGTATGCAGAACAAGCTGTACAACATCGGCGTGCACATGGTGGAGGACTGCGATGACCCGGAGCTTCGGGCAATGCTCTCAGCGATCTGCGTAGAGGGCAAAAAGCCGCAGGATGTTGCCGTGGAGCTTACCGAGCGGGGCTTTGACGTGGATGCAGAATCTATTCGCCGGAGGGTTTACCGGTGGATTCAGAAGAATGTGGGGTGACCTTGTGGCCGGAAGCATGCTAACAGACGAAGATTTCAAAAAATTTGCAAGCGATCTTGAATCGGGGCGGGTTAGTCTCAATCAAGTCCGTGCAGCTGTGCTGGAAGCTGAAATTGGGCGGCACCTAGACGCTGCCAGATATGGAAACTATGAGACTTTTTTGCAAAATTGTTCTGGACGAAAGAACGCTGAAGTGTTTAACCAGTTGCACTACGAGATGGGCAAAAGCGATTTTAACGCATGTGATGGATGCTCGAAAATCACTTCGTTTTATGCGAATGACACGATAGCTGAACAAATATGCGAAGACCATACATGCCCTATCTGGATTGAAAATCACCCAGAACGTAAAAATCGAAGAGTTAAAACCATCACGATCGAAGCACTGAAAAAGAAAACAGAAAAAGAAAAAGCACTTGAAAATCCATGTGCAGGCTGCGTGTTCAGAAAATACCATGATTGGGCAGAACCGACGTGGACTGGTTTTTCTCAGCATCACTACGATTGCGAAAAACCGGGTTGCCCGATGTGGAGCCGTCTGTGGTGGAGAAACAACGACGATGGGACACCCCTTATGGATCAGCAGCCGATAAGGCTAACAAGAAAATTTCAGCACGCAGTATATGAAATTGTTCGATTCCTTAATGAAATTGTTGAATGGCTGCTAAATTGAAGGATGGAGGACGAAAATGGGTAACAAAGAAATATCTGTGCTCTTTGTCAGTGTCGGAAAGCTGGAAAATAGCTTAAAAAACCTTGCAGAATCAGCCAAGGAAAAGAGCGCTGACATCCGTTCTTTTGCAAAAGTATTGAGAGAGACCGAAAACCTTCCAACCATAGACCCGGAAAGCCAGCGGCCTGTGTCTGAGTGGGAACTGAACCCGGACAGATGGACGTGCGAATGGTTTCGCTGCAAGAAGTGTCACCACACTTCCTGCTGCACAGATGCTTTTTGCGGCGGCTGTGGGGCAAAGATGAAAAACAGGGACGTGGAAATCGAGGACTAACCAGAATCGAAAGAGGAAAAAGGAGAATCAGACAATGAATGGAAAGAAGTACATTGACGCTGACGCTTTAGAACTCGCATACCGGAGAATAAAAGACGCTGAAAGTCTGGGAGAACATAGCGGCGCCTATGTTTACAATCGGCTGTTTGAAACACTGCTGCAGGCCCCGGAAGCATTCCCGCCGCGCTGGCCGGAATGGATCAGAACGGAAGAGAGGAAGCCAACCGCAGAGGACGCAAACGAGGACGGCTGCGTCCTGAGCATCAACATGAACCTCGGCGACATGAACACGACAGATTGGCCGTGGAACGTGGTGGCAGCTTTCCCGGATTGCCTTCCGGTCTGGATGCCGTTGCCTAAAAAACCGGATGGAGTGCTGCGGCCGCAGGAGGGTAAAAATGGATGAAACAATGACCGGCGTTTTCAAGTGCCGCTGCTGTGGAGCGGAAATCGAGGAAAAGACGAGCATTACAAGGTCTGTTGCTTGGGCAATTAGAGACATGATAGACGGACCTTGCGATGCTCAATCGACTACTGCTATTCCAAAATCGTCCCTTCCAGAACGGTTTATTGTTCACTGGTGTGAAAAAAAAGATTTTGCATCTGCGATCTTATCGGATGGGAATTGAAATAAAAAAACTGTGAATGTTAAACGGATTCCGTATTAGGAGGTTAATTTGCGATTATGGTTTATTGGCTTGCAGCCACTGTACTTATAGCTTGCCTGAGCATTCCGGCGTGTATGTTTTCCGTGCGGTGGGCGTGGAAAAGCGGGTGGACAGTGCGGAAGATACTCATGGTGTTCACACCTGCATCTGTCGTACTGGGCGGTGCTTTGGGCTATGTGATGGCGTTCGTGGTGCTCAAAATGGCCGGTTTTGCGTAATTGACACAAAATTCACATTGTACTACTTTTATGCGTAGCTACGCAAAAGCCGTGTCACAAAATGGTCGGAATGTCACAAAAAGGTCGAAATGTCCGGAATGTCCCATTTTGATGTGCTAAAATTATAATGCAGACATTGACGGAAACGTGAATGCATCTGCCTCATGACGAGACCCGGCGGGAAGCATAGCACAGGCTTTTTGAATCTTCCTGTGCTCAATGGATCACCGCGCCGTCCGCTTCAAGATCCAGCGGCGCACACAAAACAAAATCAAACCCGGCGGGTGTCCACAGTGGACACCTTGGAAAGGAGTGCAATCCATGTTTGAGCTTTTCGGCAAACTGTTTTGGTCTATTGAAAAAGGCTGCGTGCTTGCACCTGTGTTCCGGGAAATTTTTCAAATAGCATTCAAAAGTAATTTTGTGTGCATCGTCTGGAGTATCGGTTTTCAGGCGAGCCGCAAAAAGCGTGAGCCGAGGGCAGAAATCGGAGGGCGCGGCTGTATGAAAGGGGCGCGGCCTGTTATCCGCGCAGATTAGCAAAAGCTGCTGATACAATTTATACGAAAATATTTTTACCCGCCTGTTATGCATGATGTGCACCGTACATTGCGGGCGGGTATTCTTTTACGCTGCGTTAGCTCAACCGGCAGAGCACCTGGCTCATAACCGGGTCGTTGCAGGTTCGATTCCTGCACGCGGCATGATATATTCCCGTAGTTCAAGTGATGGAACGGCGGTCTCCAAAACCGCAGGCTGCAGGTTTAAGCCCTGCCGGGAATGCCAGACTTTGCATGACCGGGGGACGGCATGCAAAGAGTAGCGGGGCATCTGGCCGCGAAAGTTCCGGATGCAGCAGCACTCCACCCGTTTACGTTGTCCGAGAAACTGAATGTATACTGGGAGTGCTGCTTATATTTTGTAAGCAACTGGATAGTACAGATATATGACCGATAAGTTTTACAAATGGCTCTGCGCTTTGATAGCATCCGGCGATGTGCATCCGTTCTATTGCTCCTCGCAATGGGTGCGGGTATCGCACAAGGTGCTGGACATGGACAAGCATGAGTGCCAGCTGTGCAAAGAGCGCGGGCGTTACCGGCGGGCGGAGCTTGTGCACCATGTCAACCATGTGCGCCGTGCTCCCAAGCTGGCGCTGGATATCTGGTACACGGATGCAGACGGCAACCGGCAGCGAAACCTTATCAGTGTGTGCAAGGACTGCCACGAAACTGTGTGCCACCCGGAGCGGCTGCGGAAATGCAGCAGCCGCGCACCGCTGACGTTAGAGAGGTGGGATTGAATGCAAGTAACTGATAATTACAATCATTATGTAAAACTGTATTTTTGCTTGACACCGGAACACTTATCTCTTGGCGATGAATGGTGCAAAGAGTTTGTAAAGTTACAATTGCAAGAGGGATTTATTCGCGCGTTGGGAGACTTGGAAAATGAATGGCCGCATATCTTAAAAAGCTGCACATCCCCCCCTCCTGAAAAAACGGGTTGAGCGGGTCAAGCCCTTATTCGGGGTGTCCCCTGATTGGCGAGCTAGGCTTGCGCGCACGCACACGCGCGAGGATGGTATACAGATTGCACAAATATGGATGAAATGGAGATCGTGATGGGAAAAAGGAAAACACCGGCCACCGCCAGCGAAAAATACCGGATGGAACTGGCAGAGATCGAGCAGGCTGCAAAGGCAGCCAACTGCGACACGAACTTTTTGTACCGCTCAACGCTGGATCGGTATGTTACGCAGCTGGACCTTCTGGATCAGGCGCAGAACGACATGAACGAGCGCGGCCTTACCGTGGTAAAGACCACCCCGCGCGGCGCGGAAATTGAAGTAGCAAACCCTTCCATTCAGGTTTACAACCAGACTGCCAGCGCAGCCAACTCCACCGTATCAACGCTGCTGCGGGTCGTGCAGACGTTTAAGTTTATGGCGGCGAAGCCCAGCGAGGACGATGAGCTGTAACATCCCACCGGAGATTCTGGAGTACATTGAGCAGGTGGAGAACAATGCTCCGCGTGCTTGCAAGGAGCAGCACGCCCTTGTTGCACTAATCCGGCGCGTTTTTGAAACTGAAGATATTTATGTAGATACCGAGCGTATGCGGAAATACTTCCGTATCGCCCGGTATTTTCCTTATGACCGCCTTTTTCCGTGGCAGACCTTTGCGCTGGGGCTTTGGTTATGCACCTATCGCAAGGATGGGAGCCCTCGGTTCAAGACACTGTTTGCCATGGTCGGGCGCGGCGCTGGCAAGGATGGCGTGATTGCTATTTCCTCGGCGGCGCTCATCAGCCCATACAACCCCGTGCCGCACTATAACGTGGATATCTGCGCCAACAACGAGGAGCAGGCTGTTACCCCCGTGAAGGATATCGTGGAAGCACTGGAAAACCCGAAGTGGGAAGCCAAACTTTCACGCTTCTATTACCACACAAAAGAGGTGTTGCAGGGGCGCAAGAATCTGGGCGAGGTAAAAGGACGCACCAACAACCCCAAGGGGCGCGACGGTATGCGCTCCGGCGCGGTTATCTTCAACGAGGTGCATCAGTACCAGAATTACGACAACATCAAAGTGTTTATCACCGGCCAAGGCAAGGTTGCAGAGCCTCGCGTTGGCTTTTTTACGTCCAACGGCGATGTATCGGACGGTCCTTTGGACGATTATCTTGCTCGTGGGCGGCGCATTTTGTTTGAAGGTGAACCGGATGAGGGCTTTTTGCCGTTTATCTGCTGCCTGAACACCAAGGACGAGGTGCACGACCCGGAAAACTGGTGCATGGCAAACCCTTCCCTGCCCTATCTTCCGCATCTGATGCAGGAGATCCACGATGAATATCGCGACTGGAAAGAGCGCCCGGAGCAGAACGGCGATTTTATTACAAAACGCATGGGCATCCGGGACGGCGCGAAGGAGATCTCGGTCACGGACTACGAAAACATCAGAGCAACAAACCGCCCCCTGCCCAATATGGCCGGCTGGAGCTGCACTGTGGGCATCGACTACGCGGAATTGGACGACTGGGCGGCAGTAAATCTGCATTTCCGCAAAGGAGACCGGCGCTATGACATTAACCATGCTTGGATCTGCGCCAACAGCAAGACCCTGCCCCGGGTAAAAGCCCCGTGGCGAACGTGGTGCGAAAACGGAGACTGCACCTATGTAGACGATGTGAGCATCTCGCCGTATCTTTTGACGGATTTTATCCGGGAAGCCGGACGGAAATACACCGTAAAAAAATTGGCGCTTGACCATTTCCGTTACACCATGATGGCAGAAGCGCTGCAAAGTATCGGTTTTGACGCGAAGGATAAAAACCGGGTGAAGCTGGTACGCCCCAGTGACATTATGCAGGTTGACCCAGTGATACAGGATTGCTTTAACCGCAACCTGTTTACTTGGGGCGATGTGCCGCATCTGCGCTGGGCGGTCAACAACACAAAGCGTGTGCGCAGCAGCCGAAGTCAGGGCGTGGATACCGGAAACTTCATTTACGCCAAAATTGAGGGCAAAAGCCGAAAAACAGACCCGTTCATGGCGCTGGCGGCAGCCATGACGGTGGAAAGCGATCTGGGCACCGGTCAGGTACAGCTGCCAAAGATCGGAGCATTTTGCTGGTAACTTGCCGGAAGGAGAAAAATAATGCCTTTTTCTGAAAAAATCAAACGGTTTTTCGGGTTTTCGCCGCCCGAGCAGAAGATCACCGCACATGATTTTCTGCTGAACGGCGATGACCTGACCTGCGAAATCCTTGGATACTGGCAGGAATACCAGTTGCGTGACCTTGCATTTAACTGCTGCGTAAACCTGATTGCGAACGCGATTGCAAACTGTGAGTTCAAGACGTTTGAGCGCGGGAAACCCGTCAAGTCGGATTATTACTATCTGCTAAACGTAGAGCCGAACGTCAACGAAAACAGCACAGCCTTCTGGAAAAAAGTGATCTACAAGCTCTATGCCAAAAACGAAGTGCTTGTTATCCCCATTCCGCGCGGTGGGAGCGTTGAGCTTGTGGTGGCAGACAGCTGGACAAAGCCCGAGTACATCCCCACACAGGAAAATGTATACCGTCAGATACAGGTTGGGCAGCAGTCATACACCCGTGACCTGAAAGAACGTGAAGTGCTGCACCTCACCCTGAACAGCGATGACGCAAAAAAGGTTGTGGATGCACTGTATGAAAGCTACAAAAAACTGGTGCAGTCCAGCATCAAGAGCAACGTCTGGAACAACGGCCAGCACATGAAGGTGCACGTCACGCAGGTTGCCAACGGTCAGGACGATTTTGAGAAAAAGTTTTCTGCCATGCTGGAAAGCAGCTATAAACCTTTTTTGGAATCCGGCACCGGCATTTTACCGGAATTTGATGGCTACGAGTTCCAGTTGATGAACAACGGCACCGGCACAAAAGACACGCGGGACATCAAAGCCCTTTTTGATGACATTTTTTCTTTTACCGCGCGCGGGCTGGGCATCCCGCCTGTGCTTGTGCAGGGTGATGTGGCGGGCATCAACGACATTATCACCCACTGGCTGACCACCGGCATTGACCCGCTGGCGGCGCAGATCAGTAAGGAGTTTAGCCGGAAGCTGATTCCAAAGGCAGATTGGTTGCGCGGAGACCGCGTATATGCGGATACCTCCACCATCCAGCACTTTGATATGTTCTCCAATGCGGCGAACATTGAAAAAATTGTCGAGAGCGCCGCGTACAGCATCAACGAGCTGCGCGAGGCCACCGGCGGCGCACCGCTGCCTGATGAATGGGCTAACATCCACTGGATGACCAAAAATATTGCTACCGTGGAGACCGTTGCAAGGGACGCCGCCACGGAAAGCAACCCGAAGGAGGAATAATATGCCGAAACCCTATTTTGATATCCAGCAGTTTGGCGAGCAGACGGATATCTATATCTTTGGCGATATTGTAAGATACGCCGATGAAGCCAGTCAGGAAACCAGCGGGCACAGCCTTGTTCAGCAGCTGAAGAAAAATCCTGATGCGGCAGAGATCAATCTGCACATCGACAGCTTCGGCGGCAACGTTTCTGAAGGATGGGCAATTTACAACGCGCTAAAGGACAGCCGCGCACGGGTAACATCCTATGCGGATGGCTTTGTTGCCAGTGCTGCTATTTATCCGTTTTTGGCTGGTCAGGAGCGTATCGCCAGCAACGTGAGTGCCTTCTACTTCCACCCGGCAAGCCAGCTTGCAGCCGGTTACGCCGAAGATCTGCGCAATGCGGCGGATGCACTGGACCAGCTGACCGAAATCGGGCTGGGTGCGTTCACGAATGCCGGCATGGAGGAACAGGCCGCCCGCGACCTTGTAAACAGTAAGGCGTGGTACTCCCCTGCCGCTATGCTGGAAAAAGGTATTGCAACCAGCATCCGCAAAACCGGCGACGCTTCCGGCGTATCCCAGAGCGTGCGCGGCTTGATCGTGCAACAGCTTATGGTGCCGCATGAGGATGTAGAGCCACCCGCTGAACCGCAGCCCGTTGAACCGCCCGCAAAGCGCAGCTTGATGCAGATGCTTTGCAATATCTGAAAATAAGCCGTAAAGCAGCACTTCCTTCGTGGGGGGTGCTGCTTTTTAAATACCAAAAAGGAGAAATCAACATGAATCTTTCTGAACTGTACAAGAACAATCAGAAGCTGAACGATCTGCGCCAGAAGCTGCACGATGCTTACAAGAGCAACGACGAGAATGCTGTGACTGACACCTTCCTGCAGATGTTCCAGACCGTGGGCGACATCAACCGCGAGGAGTACCAGCAGCAGCTGGACGGCATGAAGCAGGAGCTGGACAATTCCGTTCTGTATGCCCGCGGCGTGCGCCAGCTGACCAACAACGAGCGCGAGTACTATCAGGCCGTGGAGAAGGCCATGCGTGCCGACAACCCCAAGCAGGCGCTGGAGAACGTGACCGTTGTGTTCCCGCAGACGGTTATCAGCCGCGTGATGGAGGATCTGGCATCCAAGCATCCCCTGCTGAGTAAGATCCAGTTTACCCCCACCGGCGGCGCGATCCGTATGATGCTGAACACCGACGGCATCCACAAGGCCAAGTGGGGCAAGCTGTGCGCCAAAATCGTGGAGGAGATGACCTCCGGCTTCAAGGAAGTGGACGCAGGTCTGTACAAGCTGTCTGCGTTCATCCCTGTTTGCAAGGCACAGCTGGATCTGGGCCCCGAGTGGCTGGACCGCTACATCCGCGCCATTCTGGCTGAGGCTCTGGCGAACGGTCTGGAAGAGGGCATCGTCATGGGTGACGGCAACGATCAGCCCATCGGTATGGTGCGTGATGTGAGCGATGACGTCGCCGTGATCGGCGGCAAAACCTACCCGGAAAAGGCAAAGGTGAAGGTCAACGATTTTGAGCCTGCCACGATGGGCAAACTAATCTCGCTGCTGGGCAAGACCCCCAACGGCAAGGACCGTGACCCGGATGATCTGATCCTTCTGGTCAACCCGCAGGATTACTACCTGCGCGTGATGCCCGCAACCACCGTGCGTGCCCCGGATGGCACCTACCGCAATGACATCTTCCCTGTTCCCCTGTCTGTCATCAAGACTTCTGCGCTTCCGCGCGGTCAGGCGGTGTTTGGCATCGGCCGCCTGTACTTTGCGCCGGTCGGCATGAACAAGAACGGCCGCATCGAGTACAGCGATGAATACCACTTCGCCGAGGACGAGCGCGTTTACCTGATCAAGCTGTATGGCAACGGCTTCCCGGTGGACAACAATGCTTTCCTGAATCTGGACATTTCCGGCCTGCAGCCCATGACCTACCGCGTGACTACTGTTCCTGCTCCCACCGCATCCAATGATGCCACCCTGAGCGCCCTGAAGCTGGGCAGCCTGAACCTGACCCCGGGCTTTACCGCTAATGGCGTAACCTATACGGCTACCACCTCTGCGGCCTCCAACACCATCACCGCAACGCCTGCCGATGCCGGCGCATCCGTCAAGGTGGAAGTGGGCGGCAATGAGATCGAGAACGGCAAGCCTGCAACTTGGAGCGAGGGCAGCAACACCGTGACCATTACCGTGACCGCGGCAGACGGTGAGACCGTCAAGACCTACACTGTCACGGTAACTAAGTCCTGACCATGACCAGCAAGTGGGACGAGCAGCGGGAAACGCTGCTGCCGGATATCAAAAACTATCTTGATATCACATGGTCGGATGATGCACTGGATAAGAAAATCTGGGACATTACAGTGGCCGGTATGCTCTATCTGGATAGCAAGATCGGCACAGCACAGGATTACACGCAGCCCGGGCTTGCCCGTGCGCTGCTGATGGACTATGTGCGCTACACCCGCGACGGCGCAGCAGATATTTTTGAGCACAATTATCTGCACCTGCTGCTTGCGGCGAGAAACGAAAGGCTGGTGACTGACTTTGCAGAGAACACGCAAAAGCCCGACCCGCCCTGACACGGAGATAAGCCAGACCTTCAATAGCGGGGTCGTGCAGATATTTTCCACCCGGGACGCTGCACCGGTCGGGCACTCCCCTATCGTGGAGTGCACGGCAAAGTGCACCCTGCGGTACGAGGAGCAGCGCCTTGGCATCAATCGGCTGTATCTGAGCCGCCAGAATCAGGCGGAGGTTGTCCGGGTAATCCGCGTGCCGGCACCGCAGAGCATCGCCATTTCCAGCCAAGACGAAGCACAGACCGAGGACGGCAGACGCTACCACATCGACACGGTGCAGGCTGTCCGCAGCTGGCCGCCTGCGTTGGATCTGGCCTTGCGTGCCGTGGAGCATGATTTTGACAACAGTTTGCAGGAGGGCACAGAGAATGACATGGTATGAGTGCATTATTGCTGCCCACACAGCTGTTACAGACCGTGTAAGCCACGGTGGGCGGATGAAGTCCAAGCGGTATTTTGTCTGGCAGGAAGAAGCGCCGGACGACCTTATTGCGGACGGAAAACACATCGAACGCGCCATGATCGGCACAACAGACCTGTTTACCTCGATGGAGTTCGACCCTTGGTGCGATGCGCTGGAAAAAGCGTTTGACGCTTCCGAGCATATCACATGGGAAAGGCTTCAGCCCATGTATGAAGCGGATACAAAAATCTGGCATTACCGCTGGAGGTGGGAGGTGTTCGGCTGTGGCTAGAATCGAAGCAAAAGGGCTGGATGCTTACATGAAAAAGCTTCAGAACCTGAACCAGAACACCGATGATGTATGCAAAGCGGGCGTTTATGCCGGCGCAAAAATCATGGGTGACAAAATCAAAGCCGCCGTTGACACAATTCCGATTCATAGCCTGCCATCCGGGCAAGAGCAGTATTATGCCCATCCCGATGGTCCGCCTATGAACGGATTGAGCCAGCAGCAAGCTGATGACCTAAAAAATGGGTTCGGCATAGCAAAATTCAGCCATGAAAACTATGCGTGGAACACAAAGCTTGGCTTCAACGGATACAACAGCATCCAGACCAAAGGACATCCGAAAGGTCAGCCAAATGCGTTGATTGCGCGCTGCGTAGAAGGCGGCACAAGCGTGTGGGTTGCAACTCCGTTTGTTGCTCCATCCGTCCGAAAAGGACGAAAGGAAACGGAGGCAGCCATGGAGCAGGCTGTTGAAAAAAAAATAAAAGAAACGATCGATAAATAACCCGCGCAGGGTGTCCACAGTGGACACCCTGCTTTTTTGTATGAAAGGAGAAAACACATGGTAACTACTGGTTTTTCCAATGTGCATATTGCTACTTACGCTTCCGATGGCGGCGTTGTGTCCTACAGCGGCGTGCGCAAGCTGGGGCGCTCGGTGAGCATGAGCACCGATATTTCCACCAGTGATGACAACAAGTTTTATGCCGATGACCGGCTGGCGGAAACCGAGACCGGCTCTGCGTTTACGGACGGCAGCGGCACCTGCACGGTGGATGGCCTGACGGCGGAGGAAGAGGCTTTTATCATGGGCCTGAAAGCCGGCAACTCCGTAACGCCGGACGAGGGCACTGCGGTGGAGACCTACGAGTACGGCGCATCTATGGAGCCGCCTTATCTGGGGCTGGGCGCAGTCAAGAAGGTGCAGAAGGACGGCAAGAGCATGTGGAAGGCAATCGTCCTGTGCAAGATCCGCTTTAAGGTGCCCAAGGACGATGCCGAGACGCAGGGTGAGCAGATCGACTGGCAGACCCAGGATCTGGACTTCAGCATCATGCGCGATGACAGCGCTATGAACCGGTGGAAGATCATCCCCAAAAAGGAGTTTGACACCGAGGCGGCAGCGGTCGCGTTCATCAAGAAGGCACTGGGAGATGCAGCATGATCGAGGATAAGTACATCGTATTCGCGCACGTCAAGGATGATGAGTACCCCATGTGCATGACCATCAAGGCACTTTCCGTGCTGGAAAGCACTTACGGCTCGGTGGACAATATCTTTGGCGTTGCCAAGGAAGCCACAAAAACCGGCCGCGTTGCCGACCTTGCAAAGGCGGCACTGACCATTGCACCCGTGCTTGCGGATGCAGGCCGGGACTATGTGCGGGAGATGGCGGCAGAATCCAACGACAAGGAGTTTCAGGACATGGCGCAGAACCTGCCGGACTTCCCTGCTGCTGCGGAGCTGGAAAAGAGCATGACGTGGGCAGAGTGCCGCGCACTGTGGAACGACTGCGTTACCGCAATTGCGCGCGGCTCCGGCCGCGAGGTGGAGGCTGAACCGGACAACAGCGCAAAAAACGCGGAAAGCGCCATGTGATACAGCTTAACAGAACGTGGTTTCTGTTTTACGGCCGCAAACTGGGCATGAATGAGCATCAGGTAAATTCATGCCCGGTTGGCCGTATGCTGGATTATATGGCGTGTATGCAGATAGAAAACGGCGCAAACCAGAAGCTCTACGCCACCATGGACGATCTGGAAAAAATACGGTAAGGAGGTGAACGCATGGCAAAAACGGACATTGGCCCCAAAATAAGCGTTGAAGGCGAAAAAGAATACCGGCAGCAGATGCAAAACATCATTGCCCGGCAGAAGGAGTATGCCGCTGAGCTGAAGTCTACCACGGCATCTATGGACGAGAACACCTCCGCAGAGCAGCGGGCATCCTCGGTGGCGGCAGTGCTGCGCAAGCAGATCGCTGCACAGACGGATGCTTTGAACGCCCAGAAGGGTATGCTGCTGCAGGCGACCGAAAAATATGGCAGCGCAAGCACGCAGGCGTCGGCTTACCGGACGGCGGTCTATAAGACCAATGCAGAGCTGGAAAACCTAAAGAGCCGCCTGCGCGATGCCGAAAACGGCCTTGGGGAGTTTGCGTCTAAAACAGATGATGCAACGGAAAGCGTCCAAAATTTTGGGAATGCTAACCAAGCCGGAATCTTTGACGGTATAGCCAGTGCGGTAACGAAGGGAAATCTTGTCGCCACTGCACTGGAAAAGGTAGGCTCTGCGGTCGTTGACGCCGGAAAATCTGTGATCAGCACCGGCGTTGACTATAATTCCCAGATGGAGCAATACACGGTTGCGTTCACGAATATGCTGGGCAGCGCGGATGAAGCAGAATCTGCACTTGCGCAGATAAAACAGGACGCCGCCAAAACCCCTTTTGATACAGCAGGGCTTGTAAAAGCAAATCAGCTCCTTATCTCTACCGGCGTGGATGCAAAATCTGCGCGTAATATAATCATGGCGCTGGGCGATGCCGTAAAGGCGACCGGCGGCGGCAATGACGAATTAAGCCGCATGGCGCAAAACCTGCAGCAGATCAAAAACGCAGGCAAGGCGACCAGCGCCGATATCAAGCAGTTCGCCTATGCCGGCATTGATGTGTACGGCATCCTCGCCGATTATACCGGGAAGTCCACCGAAGATGTACAGAAGATGACGATCAGCTACGACTTGCTGACCAACGCGCTTTTGTCGGCGTCTGAAGAGGGCGGGCGGTATTTCGGCGCAATGGAGACCCAGAGCCAGACGCTGGACGGAAGAATTTCCACCCTAAAGGACAACGCCACACAGCTTGCGGGAGCACTGACAGAAGGGGTTGCGTCTACCGAGGGAGAGCTTGTCAACGTTGCCACCGGCTGGGTGCAGGAGCTGACGGATTCTTTACAGACCGGCGGCGTTGCGAGCATGGTGGAGACCGGCGGCGTGCTGGCGGGCGAGGCTATCGACAGTTTTACGGATTACGCCGTCAACAACATGGACGGCGTGCTGGATACCGGGCTAGATATCGCCGAAAACCTTGCATCCGGTGTTGTGCAGAATGCCCCGAAACTTCTGGAAAGTGCTGTGACCATCACCGGCAGCTTTATTGGCGGTGTGGCTGAAAAATTCCCGGATATCCTTGCGTCCGGTGCGGAGCTTACCGGGCAGATGGTCCGTGGTGTGCTCAGCCTTGGGCAGGATATGTGGAATGCCTCAAAAACGCTTGCAGCCAAAGCAGCAAACGGCATTTTGACCACAAACTGGCTTGAGGTCGGTTGGAACATCTCAAAAGGTATCGTCAACGGCTTTATCAACGGCATGAAAACCGCAACCTTCAGCGGGATGGGCGGCGGTAAAACCTCCGGTGGCGGCGCGGGACGTCAGAAAAAGCAAACCGCTGAACCAGAAATAGTTGTGCCGCAGTATGATGGTTTCGGCGGCAGTGGTGGAGGCGGCAGCAGTGGTAGAGGCGGCAATTCCAGCAAAAAAAGCTCCACCAAAAAGGCCGCTCAGGACACCAAAAAGCTGGCAAAATCCGTTACCAACACCTCCAAGCAGCTTTTGCAGGGCACAGAAAACATTGTGGGCGCAATCAGCCGCACAGTGGAAACAGCTGACAACACCTACAACGTCTATGATGGAACGACCAAGAAGCTGAAGGGCACCACGACCGAGACCGTCCAGACCATCACGGACAGCTGGACGGAAATGGCGAACGGCGTTGAAACGCAGTTTAAGCGGGTGCAGACCCTGACGGACGGCGTTGTGACCTCTGAAAAGGTGACAAGCTCCCTTGCAGATGAAGTTGCTAAAAAGTCTGTCCATACCCGTGCGGAGACCCTGACGGCGGCGCAGGCGGAGATAGACGAAGCTATTGGCTACGTCAGCCGGACTGCCCAGACCTCTACCGAAACCAAGAAAGTGCTTAACGCTGAGACCGGCGAGCTGGAGGATACCGTTGTATCTGCCACAAAGGTAGTTACGGACTGTTATAAACGCATCGTGGAAGGCCAGGAGCAGACCGTAGAGCGCACCACCACTTACACCAACGGCATTGTAACGGACGTCAACGAAAAGGTTACCGACCTGAACACCAGCATCAAATACACCGAGGGAGCTCTGGGCGGTTTCTCCAAGTTTGTGCTGGATCTGGATTCTAAGCTGGGCGGGCTGGAAAAGGTTGCAAGCAACCTGACAAAAAGCCCTCTGGGGCAGTGGTTCAGCGATCTGGCGCAGGGCTACCGCGCAAGTGATAGCTTTTGGGATAACATCGACGTCCCGGGAACGCTTATCGGTGGCCTGACCGGCGCTGCACAAGGATACCAGCTGACCGGCAGCTGGGTGGGTGCGCTTGCGGGCGGCATTATTGGCATTGCCGGAAAGCTGCTCGGTACGTCTATCAGCACCGAAGCGGGAAGCTGGGGAGCGGATCTTGTTACCGGCCTTGCTAAGGGCATTACGGACGGTGGCGGCATTATTGCGAAAGCGGTTTCGTGGATCGGCGGCATTATAAAGGGATTTTTGCATTTTTCGCGCCCAGACGAAGGACCCTTGCGGGAGTACGAGAAGTGGATGCCTGATATGATCCAAGGCATGGCGGACGGTATCCGCGACAACGCTTACCTGCTGCAGGAGGCTGCCGCAGACCTTGGCGGAAAGCTAAAGATGCAGTTGCAGTACGATGTGGGTAGTGCAAACGGCTTTGCGCAGGTGGCTACCAACTCCCGCACGGTGAGCATGGGCGGTATCAACGTCAATGTGTACCCGTCTGAGGGCATGGATGAGGAACGCTTTGCCCAGTACACCATTACACGACTTACACAGATGATCAACGAGGAGGCGGCGGCCAGTGGAGAAGTACCTGTATTTTAACGGGCACAGCAGCACCGAGTACTGCTGCCATATCGAACACAAACCCAGCATCCCGACCCCAAACCGCAAGTATGAGGATTACGAAGTTGCAGGCCGGAACGGCAAGCTGCACGGGGATCAGGGGCAGTATGAGAATATCACGGTGTCGTATCAGCTGTATTTCCACGGCAGAAGCCCTACCCCGGAGCAGCTGCGCAGCATTAAGGCGTGGCTATGCGGTACGCCGGGCACATATCCCCTCTCGGACGGATACGACCCGGAGTATTTTTATCGCGGCATTGCAAAAATGGGCGATACCAGCAATATTCTGGACAAGTACGGCCGGTTCACGGTGGAGTTTGACTGTGATCCGCGGCACTTCCTACGCTCCGGGCAGGAGCTGCAGGAAATGACGAACGGTCAGGTGCTACTGAACCCGCTGGATCAGGTGGCACTCCCTTATTTTGAAGTGACGGGAAACGGACAAGAGGGCGAACTGCTGGTGAACGGAAAAGCGTTTGGCATGAAGCCGCCCGCCGATAAAACCATGTGCTGCGATGCAGAAATATGGAACGCATGGCTGGAGGACGGCACCAATGCAAACCCGGTGACCGGCGGCATCTGGCCGGAGCTGGCAGCGGGTGAAAACCTTATCCAGTGGAGCGGAGGTATCCAGACCGTGAAGATCATGCCAAGGTGGTGGACGCTATGAAACCTGTTTTACACGATGAAAATGTGCTTTCGGCGGAAAACTACGGCTTTGGAACACTTTCGGATGCGCTGGAGTGCACTGTCAGCTGCGAGGAAAACGGAACGTATGATCTGACCTTACAGTACCCGGTGACCGGCATCCATGCGGAGGATCTTTTGGAGCGGCGTATCATCAGCGCACGGCCTTCCAGTTACGAAAACCGGCAGCTTTTCCGCATCTATCGAACCAGCCGCCCGATGAATGGACGGTTTCAGATTTCGGCGCACCATATCTCGTATGACCTCGGCAACTGCATCGTAAAGCCGTTCTCGGCAAAAACGCTCAAAGAAACGATCCAGAAGCTGAATGCAAACATCGTGGGAGATTGCAAGTTTGAGATCTCTGCAGATTACGACAACGAGACCGCGTTTTCTGTTACAAAGCCCATGACTGTGCGCGCTGCGATGCTCTCCAACGGCGGCGGCAGCATTGCAGACACCTACCTTGGCTACTGGGAGTTTGACGGCTTAAAATGCACGCTGCGGCTGAAAGAAGAGGTAAACCGGGGCGCAGTTATTGCATACGGTCTGAATCTTGTGGACGTTACGCAGGAAAAGAACATCGACAACGTATACACCCACGTCTATCCGTACTGGGCAAACGCGCAGAAGGGCAAGTTTTACGCGCTGGACCCCATAAAGGCATCTGATATCGAGGGATACCAGAAAATTTACCCGCTGGACTTGAGCAGCTACTTCCAGAAAGCGCCTTCGGACGAAAGCATGAAAAAGGCAACCACTGATTTTTTGTCCAAAAACCAAATCGGAAAGATAGAGCCAAGTCTGACTGTAAGCTATGTGCAGCTGGAAAAAACCGTAGAGTACAAAGACCGGAAAAACAAGGTCATTCTGCGCGGTGATACGGTAGAGGTGCGTTACCTGCGCCTTGGCGTGAACGTGCTGGCGAGAGTGACAAAGACCGATTATGACGTTGTTCACGACCGGTACGCCTCGATCTATGTAGGCAAGGCAAGCGAAAAGCTTGCAAGAACCACCGTGAAAGACCGCAACCGCATGAGCACCACAAACGACCGCGCTGTTGACGCAAGCCGCGTGGCCACAGACTACATTGGCGAAACGGACGACGGCGGTATCCAGTTCGGGCCCGGAAGCTTCAACTACACGATAAACGAAAAAGGATTGGAACTTAATGGCGTAAAAAACAAACTGGTTATCCACAGCTGGCAGAACGAAGAAACCGGTGAGCCACTCAAAAGCTTTGAGGCACAAACCTATTATGTAGACCTTACCGGATACTCCGCTATCCTGATTACCTACGAAAGCACAAAGGGCGCGACATGGTTCGCGGGCGGCGGCAGCGGCGGCAGAGTATCCAGCATCATACCGGTAAACGGAAAGACCTACACGCTTATGTATGCGTGGAACACCCCGCATTTTCGAAACATAACGGTTTATCAGGACCGTATCGTTTTTGGGCCCGGGAAGGAACGTGAATCAAAGTATACGATTATATCTACGGTGCTTGTCGTTGGCATAAGTTACACCGGCAGTTTTAGCTTGCAAAGTCCAGGCTCTGACGGATGGGTGACTAACAACGCTGTATGCGTACCACAAGAGCTTTTTGGTTTTTTGTAAGGAGGGCTATCGTGAAAAAAGATGGTTACTTATACCAGTGCACTGTGTGCCCGGATGGGCGCATCAAAAACGGTGGCTGGACGCTGAAAAGCGTCATTCCAAAAGAGCTGCCGCCGGATCAGCTGCTTTTTGAGGATTTCCCGGCCAACAGCAACGGCGGCAATGACTATATCTGGGACGGGCAAAATTTGATTTTTAGCCCGCTGCCGGAGGAAAGCGAGGAAACAAATGCAGAAAGTCAGGATTGACTTTGACAACCCCGGTCTGCCGCAGCACATCAGCGCGGTAGAGAACGACAGCCAGAGCCGGTTTTTTCAGGCGACGCTGTACGAAAACGGCAAGGCGTATACTGCGCCTGAAGGAGCAACTTACAGCATCATGTACCACGGCTTTGGCCCCCAGAATCAGGGCTGGTACGATACCATCAACGACGGTGCGGGCAAGCGGGCAGCTTGTGCCGTGTCCGGCAACGTGGTCACCTGCGAGATCGCACGTCAGGCGTTGCAAGTGCCGGGCCATGTGAGCATTGTGCTCTGCGTGACGACCGGAAAAGGCTATATGCTCAAAAGCTGGCCTATCGAGTGCGACTGCAAAAACGACCGCTACGACAGCACCGCGGAGATCCAGAGCTTTTTCTATGTTACGCAGGTCTCTAATGCGGACTGGAATCGGGCAATTCAGGCGCTTGAAGAGCTTAAAAACACGATCGACCCCACCCTCTCCCTCTCCGGCAAGGCGGCGGATGCAAAAGCGACTGGTGACGCGATCCGGGGCGTAAAAGATGACCTTGCAACAGAGGTCACCCGCGCGAAAGCCGCAGAACAGGCGAACGCAGAAGGCACCGCCGCCGAAAAGACACGCGCGGAACAGGCAGAGCAAGCGCTGGATATGCGCACCGCAGCCCTCGAATCTTGCGGATTTGTCGTTGTAGATGGCAAAATTTGCGTGAAATACATCAAACGCTGAAAGGAGCAAAACACATGGTTGATAACATTGAGACTGTAACTGCAACGGGAACTCTTGTAACCGAGCCCCCCTATCTGGACGAGACCGCAAAAGCCAACGGCAGAAAGCTTGACCAGATGACCGCCGCCCTGCTGGGTATGTCCAGCTCGCTGGGCGTGATGGCGCGGGCACAGACCGGCGTGGTGGAGGAGATGGACTATAACGGCATCAAGGCCGTGGTGGCTGCCGGTAACGCACCGGCGGTTTTCCCGGTGGGCACCCAGCTTGTCAACACCTACACCGGCAAGGACGGCAAAGTCTACGACTGCCCGTGGGACGTGGTAAAGACGGACGATATCGCCGAGGGTGAGACCGGCACCACCGCACCCGCAATGGTGCTGCAGATGCACTACGCATCTCTGGAAGATATCCAGTTTTCTGCGTATCAGGCGTTTTTCGTTGTGCCCGAGGCCGGTCTTGTGGCTGGCACCTACAACGTCAAGATGGGCTTAGACTGGGGCACCAACGTCAAAAACGGCACCGCTTACCAGTTTACCCTGACCAAGAACGCCCCCGCAGGCGCACGCCTGACCGGCTTCTACAACGCCCCGGATACCGCACCCACCAGCTGGAAGGTGTACGTCTACAAAGACCAAAACAAGAGCGAGCTGCTGGAAACCTGCAACGTCTCTGCTGGCAGCGCGGGCATGAATCTTGGCACTTTCCTTGCTAAACCCAACGGCAAGCTGAACGGATTGCACCCCGTTGGCTACGGAGACAACCGGTGGTATAAGTCCGCATACCGCCAGTACCTCAACAGCGACCTGCCTGCAAAGCAGTGGTGGCAGCCGCAGGACGAATGGGACATGAAGCCCGATCAGGCGGACACCGTGCCCGGCTTCCTCGCGGGCTTCTCGAACGACTTCAAGAACGCCCTGACCCGCGTGAAGGTCGTAACCTACGGCAACAACGTCACCGATGACGGCAGCGCCGTTGTGACCTATGACAAAATTTTCCTGCCCTCCCTGCAGGAGATCTATTGCAGTCCGCAGGTGTCCGGTGAGGGTACCTACTGGCCGTACTGGAAGGAACGCACCGGCGCAAAGACCCCGCAGGCAAAGTTTCAGACTTACCCGCTGCGCATCACCCGCGACCTTGCACAGCACACGGTAGCCCGCAATGTGCGGCTGCGCTCTGCGAATCGTGACTCCGGCCACTTTTCCTTCTTCGTGAACCACAGCGGCAACGTCACCGACAGGGGTTCGGTCAGCGAGCTTCGCTGCGCCCCGGCTTGCAAAATGACTACGTTAGGATAAGGAGGGATAACATGAAAATCGTTCGCAACACTGGCGACATCAAGGCCGCGACTGAAAACGAAAACCGGGACGCGGATTTGGCACAGATTGCGTCTATGGTGGATTTCCTGTGCGTTCTGAACGATGTGCCCATTGAGGACGAGACAGCAGGCGAGGAGGGCATGAGCCATGAGCGATAAGCACAGCGCGATCTTTTACAAGGCGAAAGACGAGTACGAGGCAGGTCGCTGGTCTAAGGCTATGCTGCGCATTCTTGTGCAGCGCAAGCCCCAGCGCCTGACCGCAGAAGAATACGAAGAGATTACCGGCGAAAAGTATTAAGGAGCAAAATATGAGACCTATCATGGACGTTTCCCGCTGGCAGAAGCGCATCGACTGGGACAAGGTCAAGGCAAGCGGGCTTGTCTCCGGCGTGATGCTGCGGGCGCTGGGCAACAGCGCGAAAGACGCGCCCAGCAAGCCGTACATCGACCCCTATTTCGCCCGCAACTATGCCGAGTGCCAGCGGTTGGGTATCCCTTGCGGCGTGTACTACTACTGCAAGGCGGTCAACACGGCAGAAGCTGACGCAGAGCTTGCCCTGCTGCGCAAGGTGCTGACCGGCAAGACAGTGCAGCTGCCTGTTGCGGTTGACATTGAGGACACCTATGTTCAAGCTCCGCTTGACAAGCAGACCCTGACGGACATTGCGGCGCACGCGCTGGGCACGGTAGAGCGCTGGGGCTTTTACGCCATGCTGTACACCGGACTTTACTTTGGCCGTGATAACCTGTACATGAACGGCGCGGCGCTGCGCAAGTACGATGTATGGCTGGCAAGATATCCCAGAGACAAGAGCAAGACCAAACCGGAGGACAAGCCCAAAACAGACTTTTCCTTTGGGATGTGGCAGTACACCAGCACCGCCAGCGTGCCGGGCATCAAGGGCAACGCAGACCTTTCCCACGCTTATAAGGACTACACAAAAATCATCGCAAAGAAGGGTCTGACCCGTCTCCGGGAGGGCGCATGAACGAAAAACAGGCTCTTTTCTGGGTGCTGGGCATTCTTGGCAGCGTGTGCGCTGCGGCGATCACGCTGGACAAGGTGCTGGACATCATACACAAGTACATCAAAAAGGCACAAGCGCCGGACGCAGCACAGGACAAGCGTCTGGACGAGATGGAAAGGCGCATCGGTGCGCTAGAACAGGGACAGCTGCAGCATGGTGCTGCCCTGACCCGCGACCTAGGGAGATTTGGAGAAATCGACGAGGTGAACCGCCTGACGCTTGAAGCCGTCCGCGCCCTGCTGGAATCGCAGCTGACCGGAAACAACGTTGCAGCCATGCAAGCCAGCAAGGCGAAAATCGACAACTATTTAATGGAAGGAGTAACCAAGCATGGAAACACTGGTAACTAAGCTTTTGTCTGTTCTCCCCGCATGGGCGGCGCTGCTGCTCATGATGGGCGGGTTCGTTTTTTACGCCCTTGGCGGCATCCGTCTGGGCTACGGCGCAGCGGTCAAGACGCTGGTGCTCAACCTCATTGACCAAGCAGAGCGGGAGATTCAGGGCACCAAGCGCGGCGCAGAACGCAAGGCGTGGTGTGTCAGGATGCTGCGCACCTACTTGAACAACAGCCGGTGGGGCAAGCTGGTCAGCTGGGCTATCACCGAAGAGACCATGAGCAAGGTAATTCAGTTTTTCTTTGACCGCATGAAAGCGGCACTGCAAAAGCAGTAAGGAGGATATCATGGCAAGCACTACATACGAGCAGAAACGATTTTGTGAAATCAAGAGATGCGGCAAAATCGACCATCTCGGTAACGTCCCTGTAATGGTGCGCAACGCCGGACAGTTGCCGCAGCCTTTTTGGCTCGGCGCTACTTGTGGCGGCGGCTCGTGTGGTGCTGCCCGCTGCGCTGCAAGGACTTGACAGACAGAGGATGATAGCCGCCATCAAAAACGCACCGCTTGGGAGGGTTGACCGTAAGATAGCCTTACTGCGGTACGTTGAGCGGCTTCCGCTGCCGGACATTGCAGCACAGACACATTACAGTCGGACGGCAATAAGCTACCGGCTGAAAAGCATTTCAAAAATTTTTGAGTAAGTAAACCCCCTGTGTTCCGTTTGGAGCACCGGGGGTTATTTTTTTAAGATTTCGTTTTTAGTAGTCCGTAGTGCTCAGCCAGCAAAAACCGGACGTATGCCGGGCACGCACGCTTTTCGCCGCACCAGTCCTGCACCGTACGCAGCGGGATGCCTGCGCCCTTCGCAAAAGCAGTCTGCGACAGGCCAGTACGGTCTACCAGCTCCCGCATGGACAGGCGCGCAAGCTCCCAGATAATGGACAGCCTTTCCTTTTCAGCGCCCAAATAAACGCAGCCTGTGGCGTCATCCGGGATGGTCATTGTCACATAGTTGAAAAATGCCACTCGGGACGATGCCAGTTCGGCAGCCATAATAAAAAGTTCAGCAGTAGTATATGTTGCGCTTTTGGATGCTTCCTCGATATCGGGAATGAAGTCGCATTCTTTTTGTTTTCCGCCAACGAGTCCTTCGATGTTTTCTTTAATTTCGCCCAACCCTCTTTCCTCAGAAGCAGCAATCGAGTTCTCAAGATGGGCCAGTTGCAACCAGCTTATCCCTAATGCATCCGCGATTCTTTCTATTGTTTCAATTTTAGGCTTTTTTACTCCTCGTTCATATTGGCTGATAGTTTGAGGTGTAACGCCAAGTCTACGAGCTAACTCCGCTTGTGTGATACCAACGTTAAGACGTGAATTCTTTATTCTGATTCCGATTTCTTTTGCAGTTTCCATCTTTATCCACTCCATCAGGATTATTATATACATAATATTCTTCCATTGACTTGAACCCTTCACTGTTTTTAGTATACACGCATTGCGTGTAAATGTAAAGGATTCTTTGAAAAAAATTATACGCATTGCGTGCAAATAATTGAGCGCCCACACAGACTCGTGCCGTGTGGGCGCTTTTCTTTTTTGTCCTTCGTTGTGCCTTCGTTGTCTCTCGTGCCAGGCGCTTGCGGTACACTGGGTGCAATAGGAGGGATGAACCATGAGCTATTATCCGACACCCGGATCGCCCTATGTTCCGCAGCAGCCTGTCAATCCTTACGGCGGCATGGGCACGGTTGGCCTTACCACTCCCCTGCCAAACGCACAGATGCAGCAGGCACAGCCGCAGCGTCCGCAGCCGATGAATGGGCAGCAGCCCGTTCAGCAGTCGGTACAGGACGGTGGCTGGCTGCTTGGCAGGCCTGTTTCCAGCAGGGAGGAATTTTTGGCGATACCGTCCGACCTGTACGGCAGACCGACCTACTGCCCCGACCTGCGGAGTGGTGTGATCTACTGCAAGCGGCTCAACCCGGACACCTGCGAATCCTATGTACAGGAGTTCTACAGCCCGGAAGCATGGAGACAGATGCAGTCGCAACAGGCACAGCAGACCGCTGCACCGACACAGCAGTATGTGCCTATTGAGCAGTACAATGCTCTCGTCCACCGTCTGGATGAGCTGGAAAAGTGGCAGAAGAGCTTCTCTAAGCCCGCTGCCACAGCAAAGAAGGGAGAATAAACAATGCCCTCTCCGTTTGATATGATTACGCACAGCCCTATCATGCAGCTTGCGAACCTTGCCCGTGCCGGGCAGAACCCTATGGGGCTTATCCAGCAGTTAAGTGGGCAGAGCGCACCATTTATGCGCGGACTGACCTTAATACAAGGGAAAAGCGAAAAGCAGCTTCGCGCAATAGCGGAAAACCTTTCAAAAGAATATCACATCGACCTTAACCAATTGGCGGGTTCTTTGAACCTGACTCTGCCCCAATAAGCATCCCTCTAAGCGAAACGCTTCTCAGTTTTGCGGACTTGATAAAAACCGCTTTTATCTGGCTTCGCCCATCGCATACGGCGGTGGGATAGCATAACGCAAAACTGAAAGGAGTTTTGTTATGGACGATTTTGCAACTGGCTATCTGGCTGGGCAGGACGGTGGTAATAGCAACGGCGGTTTCTTCGGCAACGAAGGTCTGTGGGCGGTTATCATCCTCGCCATCATCTTCGGCTGGGGCACAAACGGCTATGGCCGGAACGGCGGTGAAAACGGCATGAACAGCTACATCCCCTATCTGGTCGGCACTGGTGCAACCGGTCAGGGCGGCGCAGATACTCGTGCGGCTTTGTCGGAGGGCTTCTACCAGCAGGATACCTCCCGTTCTCTGGCTGGCATCCAGAGCGGCATCTGCTCTCTGGGCTATGACCAGCTGGCACAGATGAACACCCTCAACGCTACCGTTGCGGGCGGCTTTGCTGGTACTAATCAGGCGATCTGTCAGCTCGGCTACCAGAACGCACAGCTCGTGAACGGTCTGGAACGCAGCGTGTCCAACGGCGACAACGCTATCAACCTTGCCATCATGCAGGAGGGCAACGCTCGGCAGGCTGGTCAGACCGCACTTGCCACGCAGCTGGCATCTTGCTGCTGCGAGAACAAACAGCTGATCGGCGACCTGAAGTACACCATCGCAACTGAGGACTGCGCTACCCGTCAGGCTATCGCAGACAACGCACGCGCCATTGTGGACAACTGCAACGCCAACTTCCGCAGCATGATGGACTATTTCACGCAGGACAAGATTGCCACTCTGACCGCTGAGAACCAGAGCTTGAAGTTCGCGGCTTCTCAGGATCGTCAGAATGCGCTTCTGACCACCGTGATGTCTCAGCAGACTGATACCATCCTGAACCGGGTCAATCCTCGTCCGATTCCCGCTTATCAGGTGGCAAACCCCAACGTGGGCGTGAACTGCTGCGGCTGCTGCTAACCTACACACTCCCCGATAACGCCGGGTGAACCATCGGGGCAGGGGTAAGACACCTCTGCCCCTGATTTTTTAGGAGGAAACTACTATGGCTTGCAAAACAAGCTGCAAACTCTGCCCGCACTTGGGCATCAGTCAGGCAGTCCCGTTCGCCAATGACACGCTGACCATCAACATTCCTGCTGGCGCATACCAGAACGGAGAGAAGTATTGCATCGTGGTTGCCCAGAGCATCCCGGACACGACCACCATTAACGCTCCTGTTGTCATCACCATTGGCGCAGGTACGACCGCATACCCTCTGACCGACTGCAACTGCGCTCAGGCAACCGCCGAGAGCATCCACACCCGAACCCGCTACGCTACCCGTGTGGCAACGTCTGCGAACGGAACAGGAACGTTTAAGTATCTTGGCTGCTTCTGCCGTTCCCACGCCGGTGCGCCTGCGTCCATTTCTTGAGGAGGTATAGATTATGGGCAAGAACACTTTTCGCCGCATGATGATGTTCCGTGACCACGACAAAAACCGTGAGCCGGAGCGCGACCGCCTTGAGGAAGAGCGTGACCGCAGGGAGCGTGAACTGGAACGCCGTCTGCGCAAGCTGGAAGATGGCAATGACCGCTATCCTTACTATCCGCAGGAGGAGAACCGCTACATCGACCCCTACCCTATCCCCCGCTACCCTGACGTAGAGTATGGACGCAAGATGCCGCAAATTGGCTTTTCGCAGAACGGAGACTGGGACAAACGGTCTGGGCAGTATGAGCATGGCGGTACTGACAGCCGTTCCATCAAGATGCCACGCAAGCACCTTACCCACGATGAAGCGGAGGAATGGTGCGACAGCATGGTAAATGCTGACGGCACGAAGGGCTGTCACTGGACGCTGGAACAGACGCAGGATGTTGCCAAACAGCGCGGCATAACCTGCGACAAAAATGACTTCTGGGCCACCATGAACATGATGTACAGCGACTACGGCAAAGTCGCAAAAATGTACAGCGTAGACAACACCAACTTCTACGCAGACATGGCTGCAGCGTTCTTGCAGGACGAGGACGCTGTGGACGGCAAGCTGGTCGAGTACTGGGAACGCATTGTAGAACACAGATAAAGTCTGCAGACTTTTTGCAGACTTCTGGATTGCAAGTAAGTGCAAATATTGGTTAATATTCGATAGTATCCGAACTACTTCAAATACAAAAAATCCGCATGAACACTGGATTTTCCAGCATTCATGCGGATTTTCATTTGGTGCGAGGGAGGGGACTCGAACCCCCAAGGATAAACCACACGCACCTCAAA